CACATTGGCGTCCACGGTTTGGGAATTGCTGGCCCGTAAGCATTGGGAGCACGTCCCCGACTGCACGTACCGATAGGCGACGTGCCCATTCTTACAAGCCTCTCCGGTAAAATAAATTTTCTCCCCGCGGGCGCGGGCATCCCGACGACTGATTTTTTCCATGGTATGACCTCCTAGTCGTCGCATTGTAGCCGACGCCGCGTCATACCGCAACACCGGAAGTTATGTCATACCTCCGGCAAATTATTACCCGAAATCTCACCCCGCGCACGTTTTTGTCTACTCCGCTTCTAGATATACGTCATACTGTAGGGTATGACTGTAATATCATAAGTTATTATGTAATAGCATGTTTATAACTATATTTCTAAGTGTTTAATAGGTAAGATGGAATATACTATATATAAAACAAAGAGTTACCTCACCACCCCGTTTTAACCCCGACACCCCTTGTTGACATATACTATAACCTTTCTATAATTCTAAGTTAGACGACGGAGAATGAACCATGGACGAAAACGAAAAGTTAGCGATAAAGGCGCTAGTTGAACTTAAAAATCACTTGCTTGTGTGGAAATCAAGCGGGAAGCGGGTGAAGCGTGTCGCCTTGGGATATGTCAAGTTAGCCGGAAAGGTGTGGCGTACACGTGAGGTTTTTTCCGTGCTTATGGAAGATGCCGTCGACCGAAGAATTAGCGCTAGTTTTGAAATGGCCCGAAGTCTCCCGGAAATGGAGATAACACGGAGCGACGCTAAAGCGCTTGGATTGAAGGTTTACCGCACGGGTCGCCCATGTTTCAAAGGGCATGTAGGGTGGCGTTTTGTATCCAACGGTGCATGTATTACTTGTAAAGGCTTACTTAGATAGTTAGACTTGAGGCATGAGCCCTCAAGAATTCCGTTTCGTAACAGAGTATTGCGTCGACCTGAATGCAACACAGGCCGCGATACGTGCCGGCTATTCGGAGCGGTCGGCCGGGCAAATTGCTTTCCGTTTGCTAAAAAAAGCTGAGATTGAGGCCGCAATCGCTGAGCACCAGGAGAATTGCCGGATCCGGAGCGAGATTACGGTCGAGGCTATCTTGCGTCGTTGGTGGGAGATTGCCAACGCGGACGTCAACGAGCTGGTCGAACTCCGCCGGGAATGCTGTCGGCATTGTCACGGCTTTGGCCATCAATACCAATGGACGGAGGCGGAATATAGCCGCGCCGTCGACCAGGCTGTGGAATCCGGGAAGCCCGCCCCCGACGGAATGGGCGGCTTTGGGTTTGACGCTAACCGGCCGCCGGCCAAGGATTGCCCGGAGTGCCATGGCCAGGGCTGGGAGCGCGCTCATATCCACGACACCCGCAAGCTAAAGGGCGGAGCGCGCCGGCTTTATGCTGGCATCCAAAAGACCAAGGACGGCTTTAAGCTCCTGACCCGTGACCAGGACGCGGCGTTGACCAACTTGGCGCGCTATCTCGGTATGTTTGAGGAAAAGCCCAAGAATCCAGGCGCCGACGTGCCTATTGCGGACGCCCTTAAGGCGTTGGCTGATAAACTACCCGTGTGAGGATCCAGTGCAAGAATTCCCTATTTCCCTACCCTCCGGCCGCGTGGTGCTTGGCGTACCGCGCGACCGCATTTCGCACGCTGGCCAGCGCTTTGTCGACCGTTTGACAATGGAGCAAGTGGCCCGACCGACCCCGATTGCCCAAGCCGTAGCTTTAGCGGTCGGCAACCCCTTGGCGCCGGAAATCCGGCTTTCCGCCTTGTATGTACGTCGTCCCCTCAAGTGGGTGCCTTAATGACCATCAGCCCGGCCCACGCTCAAGACATTGCCCGTTGGTACCCGCTCACGGAGCACCCAACGCAAACCGCCCTCGTTAACGACCGGGTCCGGTTTAAGGTAGTGCCGGCCGGCCGCCGCTCCGGTAAGACTGAGCGGGCCAAGCGTTACGTCGTGCGGGAGGCCATGAAAGATCCCGGCCAATACTTCGTCGCGGCGCCGACCCGGGATCAGGTCAAGCGGATTTACTGGAATGACCTAAAGCGCCTTGCCTTTTGCTCCGTGCTCCCTGAGAAGCCCCGGGAGACTGAGCTGATAATCCCATTCCCCAACGGGTCTACGATCAACCTTGTCGGCCTTGACCAGCCCCAGCGCATGGAGGGGGTTATCTGGACCGGGGGCGTAATTGACGAGATTGCGGACGTCCACGACCACGCTTGGCCGGAGAACATTAGCCCGGCCCTGGATACGGTCGACCCGCGGCGGCCGGACTATCGCGCATGGTGCTGGCTCATTGGTGTGCCCGACGGCCTCAATCATTACTTTGACATGGCGGAATACGCCCGCACGGCCGGCGACCCGGATTGGAAGCTCTACACGTGGAAAAGCTCCGATATCCTCCCGGCCGACGTCATTGAGGCGGCCAAGCGGCGCATGAGCCCGCGGCAATACCGTCAAGAATATGAGGCCAGTTTTGAGACCGCCAGCGGCCGGGTGTATGAGGATTACGGCCCGCACAATTACACCGCGGAGACCATCGGCCCGCATGAGCAAATCATGTGGCACCACGACTTTAACTTCACACCCATGTCGTCCGGTGTGGGCGTCCGCCGCGGCCAAAACTTCTACATTCTGGACGAGATTGTTTTGCAATCAGCCGTGGCCAGGCAAAGCGCGCTGGAATTCGTGGAGCGCTACAAAAATCACCTAAACCGCAAAGTCATTATTTATGGGGATCCGGCCGGCCGTGCTGGCGAAAAGCACGGGCATGCCAGCGATTACACGGAAATGGAGCAAGTATTGCGGGCCAATGGCTGGGAGGTAGAGCGGCGGGTAAAGGCCGCGGCGCCGGCCATCAAGGACAGGCAAAACGCCGTTCGCGCCAAGATCCGCAACGCCGCCGGGGAAACTTCCCTATTCGTCAATCCGGAGCGCGCCAAGTACGTGCACAAAGGCCTGGCCACGGTCCAAATCAAGAAGGGGTCGACCTTTCTCGAGGAGGATAGCGAATACCAGCACATCACCACCGCCGTCGGCTATTGCGTCGACTATGAGTGGCCAATCCGTTACGATAAGCCTCAAATTAACGCCGCCCCCGTGGCGTCGACCAACCATTTCAACCGAAAGGCCTAAAGATCATGGCACGATTGACCAGAGAGGAGCGCTTAGCCCGGGTGCACGACGAGGCCTTACGGGAATTTGACAGCATCCAAACAGCCCTCCGCGACGAGCGCTTGCAATGCCTCCAGGACCGCCGCTTTTACTCCATTGCCGGAGCCCAATGGGAGGGACCGTTGGGGCAACAGTTTGAGAACAAGCCTCGCTTCGAGGTCAACAAAATCCATTTGGCGGTAATCCGGATTATTAACGAGTATCGGAATAACCGCATTACCGTCAATTTCGTGAGCAAGGCCGGCGAGGACCGGGAGGACTTGGCGGACACTTGCGCCAGCCTGTACCGCGCGGACGAGCAGGACAGCACCGCGGAGGAGGCTTACGACAACGCTTTCGAGGAGGCGGTCGGGGGCGGCTTTGGCGCTTGGCGCTTGCGCACGGTCTATGAGGACGACGAGGACGAGGACGACGACCGCCAGCGCGTGCGCATTGAGCCAATCTTTGACGCCGACAGTTCCGTTTTCTTTGACCTCAACGCCAAGCGTCAGGACAAGGCCGACGCGCGCTCCTGCTATGTGCTCACGGCCATGACGCTGGACGCCTACAAGGAGGAATGGGGCGACGACCCGGCATCCTGTCCCAAGCAAATCCACCAGCGCGCCTTTGACTGGCTGACGCCCGACGTCGTCTATGTGGCGGAGCTTTACCGCGTGGAGGACACGACCGAAACCCTCCATTTTTACCGCGGCCTGGACGGCACTGAGCGCAAGGTGCGCGACGCTGAGCTGGAGGCCGACGAGGACTTGGAGGATACCTTGGCGGCCACGGGCTGGCGGGAAGTGCGCCAAAAGAAAATCAAGACCCGCCAGGTCCACAAGTACATTATGAGCGGGTCCAAGGTGCTCGATGATTGCGGCATCATTGCCGGGAAGTGCATCCCGATCATTCCGGTCTACGGGAAACGCTGGTTTGTGGATAACGTGGAGCGCTGTATGGGCCACGTACGCTTGGCTAAGGATCCCCAGCGGCTCAAGAATATGCAGCTGTCCAAGCTGGGGGAATATGCCGCGTACTCCGCCATCGAAAAGCCTATTTTTACGCCGGAGCAAATCAGCGGCCATCAGCAAATGTGGGCCGACGACAACATCAAGAACTACCCATATCTCCTTGTCAATCAGCTAACTGACCCAAACGGCAACCCGGCCGCCATCGGCCCGCAAAGCTACACTAAAGCCCCGGACATTCCTCCAGCGATGGCCGCCTTACTGCAGGTTACTGAGCAAGACATGCAGGACGTTTTGGGCAACCAGCAAGCCGGGGAACAGCTCCAGCCCAATATCAGCGGCAAGGCCGTGGAGCTGATCCAAAACAAGCTGGACATGCAAACCTTTATCTATGTCTCCAACATGGCCAAGGCAATCAAGCGCTCCGGCGAGGTGTGGCTATCCATCGCCAAAGACATTTTGGTCGAGGAGGGTCGCAAGATGAAAGGCGTCGGCGTGCAAGGTGAGGTGGAGCAAGTCGAACTCATGCGGCCGGTTACCGGGGAAGCCGGGGCCGTGGAGTATGAAAACGATTTGTCGGACGCCTCCTTTGATGTTGCGGTAGACGTCGGCCCCTCGAGCGCCAGCAAGAAACAAAGCACCGTCCGCTCCCTTACGGGCATGATGGCCATTACCCAAGACCAAGAAACCCTCCAAGTGCTTGGCGCCATGGCCATGATGAATATGGAAGGGGAGGGCATTGGTGAGGTGCGCGGCTATTTCCGCAACAAGCTAATCAAAATGGGCGTCGTCAAACCGACGGACGAGGAGGCTAAGGAGCTGACCCAAGAGGCCGCCAATATGCCGCCGGATCCTAATGCGGAATTCCTCAAGGCATCCGCCGACCAGGCTTCCGCGGAAGCCGTGAAAGCCCGCGCCGACACCGTCCTGACAATCAACAAGGCCCGGGAGTCGGAGGCCAAGACCATGGAGACTTTGGCCGGCATTGAATTGGACCAGCGCGCCCAACTCATGCAAGCCGCGGAAACCTTGGGTCAACCGTCAACAATGGGGCAGAATTTGCCCACGGCATCCGCCCGGCCGCTTCTATCGGGTGAGTTTTGAATGGGGTCAACCATGAAGAAAAAGGCAGTAACGGCAATCCTTAAAAGGCTACTGTACCGGGCCGGGCTGAGCGTCCACAAGGCGCTTTTCCGCTATCAGGTTCGGCAAGGCCTCATCCTTTGCGCGGTCGAACCGGGCGAGGATGTCGTTGAAATTGAGACCAGCCAGGACGACCAAACGGGCGAAGAAACCACCGGGACCGCCGCCGGGGACGAACAAGGCCAGGGCAACGAGGATGTTGTCGTAACCATCGGGGAGGGTTCGCCGCCTCCGGAGGATGAAACAGCCCCAGCACCGGAATGGGTGCGGGAGCTGCGCAAGAATCACCGGGATTTGGTCAAGCGTAACCGGGAACTGGAGGAACAGCTAAAGGCCTCGAGCGCGCCAGCCCAAAAGGCGACCGTGCTTGGTCCTAAGCCGACCCTAAAGGATCCGGATATCGACTATGATGAGGAGAAATTTTCCGCGGCCCTGGATGCCTGGCACGAGCGAAAGCGCAAAGTTGACGAGGAGGAGGCCCGGACAAAATCCGAAGCCAAGGCCGCGCAAGATGCGTGGACCGCAAAGGTTACGGCTTACGGGGAGGCTAAAGCAAAGCTCAAGGTCCAAGACTTTGACGACGCGGAGGCCACCGTGCAAAACACCCTCAGTCCGACTCAGCAAGGGGTAATCCTGCAAGGGGCGGAGCGTCCGGAACTCGTGGTTTACGCGCTGGGTAAGAATCCTCAAAAGCTCAAGGAATTGAGCGCCATTACTGACCCCGTAAAGTACGCCTTTGCGGTCGCCAAACTGGAGACACAATTGAAAGTAACCAACCGCAAGGCACCGCCGCCGCCCGAGAAGACCGTCCAAGGATCTGGCTCGACTTCGGGAGCAGTGGATTCCAATCTTGACCGCCTTCGTGCCGAAGCTGAGAAGACGGGCGACTACTCCAAAGTGATCGCCTACAAGAATCAGCAGAAGCTGAAGGCCAAATAAACTCACCTTTTCGAGGTAACCAAAGTGGCTAACACCTTTTCCAAAGAAGAACGCGTAGCGTTCGAACTCCTGCTCGAGGGCTTCCAAGACGCTCTCGTGCTGTCCCGCAACGTTTCGACCTACAGCACCGATCAGGTGACGATGGAGCGTACGAGCGATACCATCTGGCGTCCGCAGCCGTACATCAGCCAGTCGTTCGACGGTCAGGACCAGACCAACAACTTCAAGGACTACACCCAGCTGTCCGTGCCGGCCCGCATCGGTTACGCCAAGAGCGTCCCGTTCGTGCTGACCGCGAAAGAGTTGCGCGACGCCTTGCAAGAACAGCGCCTGGGCCAGTCTGCCAAGCAGAAGCTGGCATCCGACATCAACGTCGCTGTCATGAACGTGGCTGCCCAGCAAGGCACCCTTGTGGTCAAGCGCACCTCTGCCGCCTCCGGCTTTGATGACGTCGCCCAGTGCGAGGCCATCTTCAACGAGCAGGGTGTGATGGACTTCGAGCGCTATCTGGCGCTATCCACCCGTGACTACAATGGCATGGCCAGCAACCTCGCCGGTCGCCAGACCATGCAGGGCAAGCCGGTCACCGCCTACGAGAAGGCCTACGTCGGAACCGTCGCCAGCTTCGAGACCTACAAGTTGGACTACGCGAACCGTCTGGCTGCTGCCGCTGGTGGCGCTGGGCTGACCATCGACACGCGCGACTCCGCCGCCAACTACTACATCCCGATGGCCACCTCCACGGCTACGACGGGTGAAGTGGGCAACGTGGATAACCGCTACCAGACGGTCACCATCTCCAGCACCACTAACGTGGCGGCTGGCGACTGCTTCACGATCGCTGGCGTCAACGCCGTCCACCACATCACCAAGGGCGACACGGGCCAGCTCAAGACCTTCCGCGTTATCTCGGTCGACTCGGGCACGACGATGACCATCAGCCCGCCGATCATCTCCAACCAAGTTGCCAACGACTCCTCGGCCGAGTACCAGAACTGCGTCGTGAACACCAAGGCTGCGAACTCCGCAATCGTCTTCCTGAACACGGTGGCTGCCTACGCCAACCCGTTCTGGCAGAAGGATGCGATCGAGATCCTGCCGGGTCGCTACGCCGTTCCGTCCGATGCTGGCGTCGCCGTGATGCGCGCTTCCACCGATCAGGGCATCGAGCTGGTCTTCCAGAAGTGGTACGACATCAACACCATGAAGACCAAGTATCGCGTCGATACCTTGTTCGGGGTGGTGAACAAGCAGCCCGAGATGTCCGGCATCATGCTGTTCAGCCAGACCTAATCTAGGCCACGGGGACTTCGGTCCCCGTTACCCTATTCACTGAAAAGGAATCGTCATCATGTCTTCCAAAGTTGTTTCTCCCCTCGGCCAAGTTACGGTCGTCCTCGCGGCTGGCGAAAGCATTGCCGTCTTCTCCAGAGGCGTCGCCACGGTCTCCCAGGTGCTCGGCTACCCGAACCACCCGCAGACCGTCTCCCGGATCGGCACTGTCACCGATGGCGAAATGGTCTTCGGTTCGTACGCGTCCGGCGCGACCATCATCATTGATGCCGGCCCGCGAGGCGCCCTGTACGAGTCCGGTACTGCTCCTGTGGTTACCGATGCCCGTAACTGGCAGCTCCAAGGCAACCCGGTCGCCCTCGATGCTACCGGCGCGCTGACTGCCGCCGCCATGCTGGGCGGAATCGTGACTTCGACGACGGCTGCGGCTGTTGCTGGCACGGTCCCGACCGGTACCGTCATGGATGCCGCGAACACCGCCCTGGCCATCGGCGACTCGTTCGACTGGTCGGTGATCAACACCGGTGGTGCCAATGCCTTCACGGTCACCGCGGCTGTAGGGCATACCCTGGTCGGCGCGGCGGCCGTGGCTGCCAGCACCTCTGGGCGCTTCCGCACGCGCAAGACCGCGGCCGCGACTTACATCACCTACCGCCTGGGCTAATCTGGCATCGGGGTCGGGTTCGCCTGACCCCGTCTAGGAGACCTTCATGAGCAAAGATCAATTCCCGGTACTCGTCTTCAAGAACACCGGCCCTCACCAGCGCGCAGGTGGCAGCTATGACCACAAGGTCGTGGAATCGGTCGAGGAGCTGGACGCTGCCCTAGCCGATGGCTGGTACGCTACCCTGCCCGAAGCCATCGCCGAAGACAAGGCCGTTGTCGCCAAGGAACCTGCCCCGACGCCCGCGACCTCCGCCAAGGCGCCCTCCGCCCAAGCCAAGGCCAAGTCAGCGCCGGCACAGCCCTGGGCCAAGGAGTAACAGATGGCCTGGACTAAGCGGCAATTTATCACCCAGGCGTTCGAAGAGATCGGCCTTGCCGCTTACGTCTTCGACCTGACTCCGGAGCAGCTTCAAAGTGCCCTCCGGCGTATGGACACTATGGTTGGTGGCTGGAATGCCAACGGTGTTCGAATCGGCTACCCGTTGCCGTCGAATCCGGACGATAGCCGCTTGGATGACGACAGCGGTGTTCCAGACTTTGCCAACGAGGCTATTTATCTTGGCCTCGCCGTGCGCCTCGCGCCTTCTTTCGGGAAGACGGTTGCTCCAGAGACCAAGGCTTTCGCCGACATGGCTTACAGCAACATGGCAAACCAAGTCGCTATCCCGACGCCTGAGCGCCAGCTCCCGCAGACCATGCCGCGAGGTGCTGGAACGAAGCCGTGGCGCAATTTCAATAACCCGTTCGTCAACCGCCCGCAAGATCCTATTCTGGCCGGCTCTGACAACCCGATCGACTTCGAATAGGATAGGCCATGCCAGCAATCAACCAGCTTAACGCACTCGGGACACCCAGCGAGAGCGACCTAGTCCCGGTATACTCGCAGCAGAACGGGGATGCTCGTAAACTATCCCTTGGTGATCTCAAAGATTTCGTCCTCGCCGATGACGCGGACGCCGGAGGTATCCTCGGGATCTCCTCGCTGTACTCGATGCGCAAGACGGTTTCCGGCAGCGTGTCCGTCGGAACGAGTTACAGCAACATCGCCAACTGGGGCGGCACGCTTGTTGCTCCCTCCGGTCGGGACTCGCTGAGCCTGTCCCAGGTCCTCGGTGAGTGGGTGGCGACGCGCGATATTTCGCACGTGATGATGTACGCCAACTTGTCCGGCAGTTGGCCTTCCAACCGTGATCTGACCTTGGCCATCCTGATCGGAACGGATGCTGCGCCTTACGAATCTTCCGTCAAGTTCACTGGAGCTGGGCGAGGTGCTGGAAATCCTGTCACTGCCTCGTTCGGTGGTCCAGGCGCCAACCTGAACAACGGCGGCAACGTCATTCGTGCTGGCGAGAAGATCCGTCTTGTCGCTAAGTTCGACACGGCAGACACACTGACCATCGATCGGGCTGTCTTGACTATCCAAACCCTCGACGGAATCTAAGGAGACACAAATGTCCGTACTCGCACCATTCAATCCGGCTTACACAAAGGGCCAGACCGTCAATGCTGCCGCGGTTGCCGCCTCGGTGGCTGTCCTCGCCTCGGCAAAACAGCTAACTATCACCAATCTCGGTAATAACATCGCCTACGTTCGCACAGGGACAGGCACCATCGCAGCAACCGCGGCGGACATGCCGATTCTTCCTGGGACCCAGGTCTCTCTCACCAAGGGAGAGAACCAAGAAACGGTGAGCTACATCTCCGCCGCTGGCACGTCCCTTCACATCATTCCCGGGGAAGGGTGGTAATCATGCTGAAAGCCGTCTCCCGCCCGGCAAAGGCGCCGTTCGTTCTTGCCCAGGCCGTCGTCAATGCGAGTTGCGATGCCACGGTGAACGAGAATGCGCTTGCCACAATTACCCTTCCGGCGAATACCCTGGGAGCCAATGGTTCCGTCGAGATTCTGGCCACCTGGGCTATGACGAACAGTGCCAACAACAAGACGACGCGTGTACGCTTCTCGGGGGCGGCCGGTACGGAGTTTCAAAATCGTATTATTACCACGCAAGCCTCGTCTCAGCAGCTAACCAGCATCTCCAATGCCGGAGCAGCTAATGCTCAGCGCGGCATGGGGTTGGGCTCTCCGGGCAACGGCGAAACAACCAACGCTATCGTAGTCGGGGCAGTGGACACCACCGCGGACACGACCATTGTCATCTCGGGGCAGAAGGCATCTGCCGGAGAGACGCTGACGCTGGTCAAGTATCGTATTACGGTTTATCCGGGGTAACTCGATGCAGATCCCAATCCTCAACGGAGTCTACACTGATCAGTCGGCAGACTTCCGCACCAGCTATCCTCGCAATCTTATCCCGGTCCCGAAGTCTCAAGGGATTTCTTCCGGATACCTGAGGCCGGCAGACGGCGTTGATCTATTGGGGACTGGGCCTGGGCCAGACCGAGGAGGGATCGCGTGGAACGGCGTATG